GAATATCCTAAATCTTGTCCTGCTATGTTATGTAATTTACAATCAGGAACTGATTGTACTCCTTCTACTGCTCCTATAGTATTGTATATTTCAGAAATAATTATTGGTTGATTGATTTGCCATTCATCTATTGTAAAGAAACTTTTTACTTCATCAATACATTTCATAAGTACTTCTTGATTATTAAAGTTTTTAAATACTATAATTTCAAAATCTATTCCAATATTAATATGAAATGCATCTTTAAGATTAACAGCGTCTGTTAGCATTCTATGTTGTTCTAAATATGTTTGGAGATTTCTTTTTGTAGCTTCATTTAAAGCATCTAATTGTTTATTTTTATTATATCCTAAAGTATATAAATTTAAAGCCATAGGATTAGGTATTCTACCAGGATTAGAAGTTAAAGGAGATATTTGATCATCTTGAGTTATATAAGCTTTAGCTATTCTTCCAAATTTAGCAGGCATAGATAAAGTTCTAACTAAATAATCTTCTTTAGTTACTGTTCTGTTTTGGGCAGAAAAAGAAGCCATAGCATTTTGTCTTATATCATTAATAGAATCTCCTGCTCCTCCTCCTGTTGCGGGAAATGGATTTGTTACTGCTAGCGAATTTCTTATTGTTGCTTCAGTAGTTGGATCTAATCCTGTGGATTTTTTAATTTTTAATGTTCCTAATTCTTCTATTGTGGCACCAGATACATTTGCTTTTCTTCCAAAAGGGTTTGTTCTATAAAGTATAGTAAGGCTAATATTTGTAGGAACAACTCCATAAGTTCCTGTATATAAAAAATTAGAAGGATCATAAGCAAAATCTAATTTAGATCTTCCATCTTTAATCATTAAACCAATATTATCAGGATTAGGTATTATTTCTTCTGTTATAGCTGAGTTTTCTCCTGCTCCAAATTGAAGACATAGCGTTTGATTTGATTTTAATCTTGTTACAAATCTTCTAGGTACTTTTTTTACTTTTAATAAATAAGGTGATGTTTCATTGTACCCATGCAATTCTGGATCTTTTGATGCTATATTTTCAACTGCTTCAAAAATAGTATCTTGAGCTAAATAAGGTACTTCTGTCCATGTATTTCCTTCATTATCTGTTACTTTTTCTATTGCTACTATATTTTCATCGTTTAATTCTAATTCATAGAATTTTTGATATCCTCCTACTCTAACAGTAGTATTTTTAATTGTTCCAGAAGATGCTTTTCCTTTTTTCTTTAATAAATAGTATTCTGGTTTATTTGTAACATTATTAATAGAATAAACTGTTGTTTCTAAAGGTTCAAATTCAGTATCTAGTTTAAAGTTTACATCTTGGTCTAATATAAATTCAGCTCCTTCAGTTGATGTAAAAGTAGATCCCTCTTGAATATTTAGAGCATATTTCATATCTGGAAGATCATTATCTGATGGGTTTGCAGGAACTAGATGAAGTAATTCTAATTCTACTGTTGCCGTGTTTGTTACTTTAGGTCTATACCCTAAAGAATAAGCTAAATTAAATAGATTTTCTTTTTCTTTTGCTAATAATAGAAAATTTTCTTGTAGTTGTGTATTTTGATAATAAGATAAAACATCACCTACATAAGCTGCCATTTCCATAAACATCATTCCTGGAGAAGCATCACTAAAATCATTATGTGTATCAGGGAAATAAACTTTTGAAAACTCAACTAATTGACTTTTAAAATCATTAAAGGTCTTATTAAGATATTTTATATCTTTATCTCTTACTGTATTTGATGTTTTTGAAAATGCCATTTTAATTAAAATTTACTTCTACTGCGTCCATTGTGTTTTCTCTTAATATTCTATAAGCTATATGTATTTTAAATACATGAACTTCTGGGTATGTGTCCATACTTTGTCTTCCCATAACTAAATTTGTTAATTCAATTCCTGGAATATATTTTGCTATACCATCTGTTATTTTTGATCTTAATAAGTCTTGATCTATTATATTTTCAAATAAAAATTTTCTTATTCCTACTCCAAATTTAGGATTCATAAATCTTTCACCTGGGTTTGTTAATAATAAATTCATTAAATTACTTTTAACTTGAACTTTAGTTTCATACGAAGGATTAAATACAGCAGTACCATCAAAAGGTAAAGTAACACCAATTGCTACTTGTTCATTTTGAGGTAAGTCTAAAAGATGTATACCTCTATTTAATCTTTGTATAATAGCCATTTATTATTTTCTTTTTTTCTTATCTATTGCTTTCATTAAACTACTATAATCTCTTGTTACAGCGTTTGCTACAGGTTCAGGCATTCCTACTGTTTCCATAGGTGATCCAGAACTAAAAGGATCATTCATTGGAGCCATAGCTGTTTGTGTGTTTGTGTCTCCTTGGGCTGTTTCATTTAGAAGATCATTTAATGCTGAATCCTTTACAAAATTTTGTTTAGGGCGTTGTTTTATGGGTTGGTTACCCATTATTTTTTCTCTTAAAGAATTTTTTGTTGTTTCGGGAACTTCAACCATTCTTTCTTTATGTTCTACAATAGTTGGTTTTAATTCATCACGTAAATCTTCTTTAAGTGATTTAATTTCTCTACGCAAAGCATAGTCTATTTCTTCTCTAACTACTTTTCTAATTAAATTTTCGAATGTTTTTGCTTTCATATTTGTAACGTTTGTTTATGATAAATATAATTTTTATTTGTTTTTTTATTCTTTTTCTGATGAATAATTTCTTCCTGCTGCACCAAACATAGTGTTTGATTGTACATCATCTTCTTTACCTAAAACAGCATTAAATCTTTCATATCCAAAAGATTCAAATCCTGCTCTTTCTACATAATGTATATATTCTGCGTTTCCTGTTCCTGCATATCTAGCCATTATTTGTTCAGGAGAACCATTTTCTAAAACTCCTGCTAATTTAGCTAATCTGTCTCCGTCATTTCCATTTCCATCAAAACCATCACCTTCTCCTGTTTCTCCACTTCCATCTCCTGCTGTTCCTTCTCCATTATTATTGTCATCTGATGTTGTTCCTCCTCCTGCTGCTTCTTGATCTAAAGCACATTTACTTAGTAAAAATAAATATAATAATTCTAATATACCAATTAGTCCAGTTATTGCAGCTAATATTTTAGCTATTGCTTTCATTATTTTTTGTAGTATTCTTTCTATTGGTTTTATATATTTTGCTCTTGTTTTTTTAATCCATTCTATACATCTTTGAACTGCTGCTTGCCATCCTTTTATTTTATATTCTGCTTTTGAAATTAAACGAGATAACATATCTATAAAACCTCCTGTACCTGTTCCTCCTAAAAATTTAACTACTATTTTTGCTATTTTAATTACTATTTTTAATACTTTTAAGATTACATTTAATACTTTTATTATAGTTTCTAATATTTTTATTAATACATCTATTAATTTTAATAGTGCTAATAATCCTGTTACAGCAGCAAGAGATGCACCTAATACTTTTTGAGCTTTTTTTAAGAAGTTTTTTAATTTATTATATCTTGCTTCTAACTTTTTTTTATTATTTGGTTCACATAAGCCTTTTTGAAACTTTCCTAGTTTTTCTGCTATTTGGTCTTCGTTAGGAAGTTTATCTTTGTATTTTTCTAGTCTTTTTTTTCCTTCTGATTGAGCTTTTTCTTTAAGGTCAAATAATTTACCTCCAGCTTGTGTTTTTATTTTTGCTAATATTTGATTCATAATTTATTCTCCTTTATTGTCTGCTAAATATATTCTTTTACTTGAAATTACACTTTGTTGGCCTTTCTTTTTTGTAAAATTACCTGTTCCATCTTGTTTATAACCTATTTTTTCACCTAAAGCTTTTAAATGTTTTTTTACTATAATTTTTTCTATAGCTCCCTTTAAAGCTGCTGAAGGAACATCATTAGCTGAATCACAGTTTTGAGCTGAAACTAATATATCACATAAAGCATCTATAGCTCTTAATAAATCTGCTAACCATGCTTCTGTTTTTTCTCCTAATAAAGCAGGTTCTGTGGGTAATTTTGCTCCATTATTCTCTAAACCTAAAGCCATTCTTGGAGAATTTATTATAAAATAACTATCATCATTAGCACTTGTGTCAAAATGAATACTATTATTAGCACTAAAAGATAAATGTTTTTGTGCAAAAAATAATATACTATCTGTTTTAGATTGCATAACAATTCTATCAGTATTTATAATTACCTGATTTCCTTGATAAGAAAAAGGTGCTTTAGGTTTGTCTGTTATATTTATATTACTATTTGCCATTATTTATCTGGGTTTTTTGTTAAAGGACCCCCATCAGCCCCAAAATTAATATAATAATCTTTTCCAAATACATAGCCATTTGCATCTGCTCCTCCCCAATCTTTGTCAGATCTGTTTTCCCATTCTAAATCTTTTTCATCAAAAACCCCATCATTATTCCAATCATAAGTAGGTACTGTTGCATTTCCTGGGTTAGTGTTTTGATTATTTACAATGTTTTGAGACGTAGTTCTTGGTCCCGTTAAATCTAGTGCATAACCTTTAGCATATTTATCTTTTGTATTCCACTCATCTCCATGTTTTAACATTTTTGTCCATTTACTTCCTCCATATTTACTCCAACCACCACCATCATTAAAATAAGGCATAAAATTATCTCCTAAAAAAGCTTTTAAATAATCTGTATTTCCTAAACCTTTAGGTGCCCAAGAGCCTCCTAATAGAGGGGTTGTGTCAGCAAAATAAAGCCAAGATACATTATATTTTTTTTCTTGACGTGTTCTTGTTCCAAATGCACCCGGTGCAAAAGGATGACGTTGAAATCTTAATCCTGCACCAACATTAAATTCAAGAGTTATGAAAGAGGCTGTTGGTGGGTGACTTTTACCTAATATTCCTACAACCATTCCTATATGACCAAAATGAGTATATAAGGCTCCTTTCATATTAGCTAATTTATTTAATAATTCTCTATTTTGTTGGGTATCTAACATTGGCCCTGCTGCTTTAATACCTGAAGGTGCACTTGTAAATATAGATTCACAAGGTAAACAATTTTTTAATGATGATTTACCTGTAGTTCTTTTTCCCCTATAACCTCCTCGTTCATTTTCATAATACCCTATAGCTATTCCAGTAGTATTTTTTGCATTATATTTAACCATTTCTTTAGCTCCTGTGCTTCCTTCCCAAGATTGTTGTCCTCCTGGCATTTTTCCTGCACTTATGTCATTCCAATATTTCATTACAAACAAGTCAGCTGTACATGCTATTCCATAAGCACAAAATAACCAATTACCTCCACTACTACCTACAATATTATGTACATTGCATTGACTCCATCTATTGGTTTTTGATGCTGGATTTTTTGGAAAGCAATAGTGTCCCCTTACCGAGGTTTTCTTATGATTAATTCCTTCATTTGATTTACCCTGTACACTATGTCTAGCCGTTCTATCTGACCATGGTTTTCCACCATAATCCATTATGGAAGATTTATAGGATGAATTTGGATTACCTCCACAAAATAGTTCATGCAGTATGGGGTTTATTTTTGCATCTTTTCCTTTACGACCTTTTCCTTTTAAATCATCATCAGGATCAGCATTTCCAGGTTGAACATGTCCTGCTTCCCACACTGGTAAATCTTTATTAGGATGCCCTTTCCAATTAGTTGTATGTGTAGGATTAAAACTCATTGCTAAAGCTAATACTGATCTTTCTTGATCTTTAGGAACTTCATAAGCACTTCCTGATAATTCATAATCTCCTGGTAAAGTAAAAGCATTATAATCTTCTTCTTCATCAACTTCAATTATTTTTTTAACACATTTTCCTGTTGTTGGGTCTAATTCTTCGTCTTCTTCAGGACAAGTACAAAGCCCATCTACACAAACTCCATTAGGACCACAATCTACTCCTTCACATTTGTTATCATCTTCTTCATCATCATCATCTTCTTCTTCTTCATCTACTACTAAAGGTATACATTTTTTTAAGTAAGAATTCCATATTTGTGGTTTTCCATCTACGTCTGGACATCCATCTGGTGGTTCATCTGGATCTACACTCCATCCATCATCACCATTATTATTACCCATACCATCATTTGAAGTATTATCACCTGAAGTATCACCCTCAAATCCATTATTGTCTTCATCTACTGATGAATCTCCACCTTCTCCTGTAGAAGGATCTACTTCTCCTTCATTCACATAATCTTCATCTCCATATTCTGGGATTTCTACTTGTGTTCCTCCCCCAAAAAGTAAATCAAAATTAGACATTTCATCTTCTTCTGTAGATTGTCCATATCCTTCTTTATAATTTTCACAAGATTCTTTAGTGTCAAAAATAGCTTGAGAACAATCTGTTCCTAATATTCTCCACTTAGCATTTTCTTCACATTGTTTACAATTATTCTTAGGCATTTGATTCGTTATTATTTTCAGCGTTTGGATCCCATTCGCCTGGTTCTTCATCTTGTGCGTCTAAACTTATTTCAGTTCTATTATCTTCATTCCACCCAAATCTGTATGTTTCTGGTGTTGTTTCTTTTGGAAATTCTTCAGCATTATCTTCTGTTACGTTTTGTAATTCATCATTATTGTTTGTGGTATTCTCTGATGTAT